GCCAGGACGGATCGCAACGTGATACAGCCCAGTTCTCTGTTAGTAACGGGAATTAACGCCCGCTGCTTAGCAGGAATCTGACGGACCATCCAGTCTGAGAGGCACCAAAGCCCCTTGGAATAGGCGTTATTGCTAACGTCTACCCACGACTGAAGGTCCACGGCTGTTTTCCCTGGACTTAGAGTAGACAAATATAATGGACTCACATCGAGCCCATCATACGCGTCAATTCCGCAACTTTCGCGGAACTTTCCTCTATAATGCGTCTTCGACGCATTAACCTTTAACTCCAAGAAGGAGAGTAAGGTGTCCAGCATAGGTACTGCTGACGACGGCAGTATCAAGTCGTCGCCATATACACGGACGTCCCGTGCAGCTCGCTTTATACTCTTGGAGGTCACTTTGTGTCCTCCCTGGTACAAAACGACAGCTATACAAATCATTGTATAGATGATAGTCTGCACAGGAAAGGTGGTTCCGTTCCCCTGCGGTGCATATTTGCGAAGAAGCAAATGATAACGCTCGCCGTGGCCCGTTGAGTTAACTAACCAACGGGTACGACAAGCATGCAGCGCCTCGAGCAGCGACCAATTGGCCGCAAACGCGCGTTCAACTACCCAACAAGAAAGTCGATCACTAGCCGATGACAAGTCAACGGTTGCGTGATTTCCTTCTTTGCTGGCACGAACACAGGCTTCCCGTGAGGGTTCCTGGCTCTTGAAGTTGATAGAGGGACGAATTTGGTGCGGGAGATTCTCCCGTAACCAATCCATCATACCTAACTGAAGGTATTGATGGGCCACAGGCTCGGAAGCAATAAGTCTGGGAGACTTGAGTGTCTTAGGCACAGCAATCAGCTTTGCCGGACGCTCCTGAACACCAAACTGTACAGCTTCCTCAAGATGCATGTCCTCTCGCGATTGGGCAAACAAAGTCCATGGGAAGTACCCATCGAGCTTTGCAGGCCAATTCGGGAAGTGATACTTATCACTTTTGGATTTTGCATCAGCCACCGCTCCTGGTCCGTGTGATGGATTTACATCACGGGGCATGACTTCTGGCATGGTCGAACTGACTATGCGACAAACGTCATCCAAAGTCCGTAGTAACGGTCTTGGCACGTGATCTCCTTCAGAGAACACGTCCCCGTGTCTGTTAGAACAGTCTGCGAATGAGAGTCGCTGTCTTGACTGAGACAAAGTATCAGCAAGACGATCAAGATCCCAACGAAGAGAAGGAATCCTGAGACGACCCTCAATAGTAGCAAACTCGGTAACCGCCTCCACAAGGGTTGCATCACTGCATTCCTTATTCACCTTCTTGCAGAGCAACAATGTTGCCCGTAAGAAGAATATATGGTTGGGGTCCACCGTTTCTAGCAGATTACCATCTACATCGAAACACTTGGAAAACAGACCGGCAAGGAATTGCCGGCTGCCACCCTGTATCTTCCCGAACGTTTTCGGCAATTTACTTGGGCTCAAGTGTCCTCTTGATAGCGCAGAGTCTACGACTTTGCACGCATCGGGCATGTCGATCATGATGAACGGCAAGCCTCGAGAGGTTACGATGTGTTCTAACCAGCGAAGATCACTGGTGAGTGAGGGCAGTAGACCTATATCCCACGTTGCGATGTCCTTAAACATCGCGGCGTAAGGGGATAGATCTACCATGGA